AAACACCTATATCAATATCTCCAAAAGAAAATCTTGCGGATATGATAAATATTAAAAGAAAATTTGGTAAAAAAATAGTATGGTTGGTTCAGAAAGACGGAGGCGTAACCTTGGATAAGTTTTTTAAAGAAAATAACAACGACGTTCTGATGAAGAAGAACTACTATATAATAATTAGATCTTTAATAGAAGAAATGAGGAGTTCAGGAGTCTTGCATATGGATCTCCATGTTCATAATATTCTGGTAAAAAATAACCAAGTATACTTTATAGATTTTGGTTGGTGTCTACATAGATCTTTTGAAATGTGTTCTGATGAACGCTTTTATTATGAAAACAAATTAGAAGAAAATTTTGATTTAAAACATTTCAGAGAATCTTTAGTGGTAATGGGTATAGAAAACGAAATACCGTCTTGTTTAATGTGATTAAAATTTCTTAAAGAAATTTTAGTAAAAATGACAGCGATAGGTATTGATCTCGGAACAACTTACAGTGCTGTAGGTGTCTTCCAGAATGGAAAAGTGGAAATTATTGCAAACGATCAGGGTAATAGAACAACGCCTTCTTGGGTTGCTTTCACAGAAGAAGAGAGACTTATTGGGGAAGCAGCAAAAAATCAAAGTTCCATGAACCCTATAAACACTATTTTTGATGCTAAACGACTTATTGGTAGAAAATTTAACGAGCCATCTGTTCAAAGCGATTTGAAACATTTGACTTATGATGTAAAATCTGGAACAGGTGGAAAATGCGACATTATTGCTAATTATAAAGGAGAAAAGAAGACTTTTAGTCCAGAACAAATTTCTTCTATGGTTTTAACAAAGATGAAAGAAACAGCAGAAGCCTATCTAGGAGAAACTGTTAAAGATGCTGTCGTAACAGTTCCTGCTTATTTCAACGATGCTCAACGCCAAGCAACGAAAGACGCTGGTTCTATAGCGGGTCTTAATGTTTTAAGAATAATCAACGAACCGACCGCTGCTTCTCTTGCTTATGGTATAGGAAATGATAATAAAAAGGATTCTAACATTCTCATTTTTGACTGCGGTGGAGGTACGCATGATGTATCTGTTCTCAATATCGATGATGGTGTGTTTGAAGTGAAAGCTACAGCTGGTAATAGTCATTTAGGTGGAGAAGATTTCGACAATCTTCTTTTACAGCATTTTATGCAAGATTTTAAGAAAAAGAACAAGAAAGATATTAGTACAAATAAAAGAGCATTGCGGAGATTAAAAACTGCCTGTGAAAGTGCGAAAAGAACTTTGAGCAGTAGCGCGTCTGCAACTATAGAGATAGATTCACTTTACGAAGGAATTGATTTCTATACAACTATTACAAGAGCGAAGTTTGAAATGCTATGCGATGGCCTTTTTAGGGATGCGCTAAAACCTGTAGAAGATGTCTTAAGAGATTCAAAATTAGATAAAGGGAGTATCGATGAAGTTATTTTAGTAGGAGGGTCTACGCGTATTCCAAAAATTCAAACAATGTTAAGTTCTTTTTTCAACGGAAAGGAACTTAACAAATCAATTAATCCGGACGAAGCTGTGGCATATGGAGCTGCGGTTCAAGCGGCTATCTTATCAGGAGTGGACGATAAAGCAACTAACGAAATGCTCTTAATGGATGTTACTCCTTTAAGCTTGGGTCTCGAGACTGCTGGAGGAATCATGACAAATCTAATTGGAAGGAATACAACAATACCTACTTCAAAAAGCCAAACTTTTAGTACATATGTAGATAACCAACCAGCGGTAGATATTCAGGTTTACGAGGGAGAACGAAAATTTACAAAAGATAATAATTCTCTCGGTAGATTTCAATTATCTGATCTTCCTCCTAAACCCAGGGGTCAACCTCAAATTGAAGTCACCTTTGATATCAATAGTGATGGTATATTGAGTGTTTCAGCTGTAGAAAAGAGTTCCGGAAAGAGTGAAAATATTCAAATAAAGAACGAAAGCGGCAAATTGAGTAAAGAAGAAATTGAGAAAATGTTAGAAGAAGCAGAGCGTTTTAAAGAAGATGATGAGAAAGCGAAACAATTAGTTGATAAAAGAAACGAGGTGGAAAGTATGATATTTTCGCTTGGTGACAGAATACCATCAGAGGTTAAAGATAATGTAAATCTAGAAAGTATGAGCTACGAAGAACTTTGTGTTTTAGAAGAAAAAATCAAATCTATCCCTCCGCCAGAAGAAAGTTCTGAGAAAGACGATACCCAGGAACATGTGTCCTCTACTGTAGAGGAAGTCGATTAATTTATTAACATTCGTTAATAAATTACCTTTTTAAGAATCCTAGATCAGAACTTTTGGTATTTTTTTGTATTTTTATTTTTGGTTTTAGAAGTCCTTTAACTTCGTATTTAGGTTCGTGTCCTATATATCTCGCACATTGTAATAGAGTTATACCAACAAGCAAAATTGATAGAAATAAATACCATATATTTGGGGCGACAACTGTTCCTATATTTTCAGTATTTTTAGTTATATTTGAGGTTCCATTAGGGGCCTCCTTATTACATGCAACTTGTTTAAGATTTCCTTTTTGGTCTTGAACAAAACATTCGGCTCCCGGGCAATGTTGATTAAATGTAACTGGGTCTGCCATGGAAACACCGTTTGGGGCAGTTGTCTTGTTAAGTAAATCTTCTACAGAACTGTCTATTACACAAATACAGGGTCCAGAAGCCGCGCCTGTCGAACAAGGACAATTCTGTGATAGATTAATAGAACCATTTGAATCTGCTGTCTGAAGATCAAATTTTGACATTATACATAATGTGGCGTTACATTTTACATTTGTCCCTGGTGCATCCGAACCTGGCGCATATACTGCTTTTATTGCGTCGAAATATATACAAAGCGGATCGCAAGATACATTGTAACTAGAAGACTCCGGAAATAGTTTCTTTGCACTGATGGTTAATGGATCTTCTGGAGCAAAACAACCACACCATTTTTTTATAGGGACATATTTAGATATTGTACTTCTTGAAAAATTAGAACACATTAATTGTATAGTATCATTTCCTATACCATATACACCTTCTTGGCTATTTATAAAGAAACTATGTAATTGTCCTGTCATTTCTGTATAATATATACTAGAATTGTCCACTAATCTAGGTTTAGTTCCTATAGGGGCGTTGTTTTTTAAATAAGAAGTTGGTATAGGAGTAGCGAAATGTCTTATTAAAACAAATTTCATAATATAATTAAGTTGGGTAAGTAACGTTGACAAATTAGATGTAGATTTTGTCTTTACTATTTGAATTATGGCATTTAGAGAAAAAGAATTATAATTGGGAGTAGATAAAGACAACCAACTGTTATACCAATTTTCTTGTAATATCATTACCCCACCGCTTACTCCTGATATATTTTCTAATAAAACCCCTAATTGAGAAACAGTTCTAGAATCTTCTGTATCTGATGCAGAGAAACCATTTACTAAATCAGAAATATTTTTTATAGAACTTGTCACGTCGTTTGTTACATCTATTTCGTCTATATTTAAGCTGGTAAACCAATCCCATTTAATGTCATTCATAGGGTTTGTAATTCTAGACATTTTTATATTAATAAAATTCTATAGATATTTTATATAATGATACATTTTGGTTACTTGTTAAGTATTGTAACTGTAGCCATTTAGTATCGCTTGGAGCATGAAATTCTATATAAATAGGATAATACGCTATTAGCGACTGAGAAGAAGATTTTCCAATATCAACACCTTTATCTGTCACAACTTTAAAATTTATGGCTCCGGTAGTCGAAAATACAATATTAAATCTTCCGGTATTAGTATACCCAGAATAAGAGTCCAGAAAGACTTTTCCAACGTTTAAATTATAAGAAGATGTATTTGAGTTAAGAACAAGTAGTTCTTTATATTGGTTTGATGCTTGCAAAGAATTACTTGAATTATTTTGCATATAAAGAACATACTCTTTATCATACTTGGGTAAATAAACTAGATAGAAAACTGTTACAATAATAATAAGTATTACTGACAAAACTGTGTATAATCTGTTCACTATTATCATTTTAAAATGAATATTAATTATAAAAATAGAAATGAAAAATGGAGCTCAAAGCTCACTCTTACGATATTACTCTCAAAGACGACGCTGTTGATAGAAATGGAGAAACACATCTTGAAATACAATTATGGTGTTTCGATAAAGATTCACAACCATGTCTCGTCAGAATCAGAGACTTTCCAGTTTTATGTAAGATGGAACTACCAGTATCTACAGATAAATATGGGAACATGATAAACTGGGAAGAAGATAATTCTGCCGATTTGTTAACAGAAATAAAGAATTATATGAATAATAAAGATATAGAACCATTTAGTCATAGTTCTTATCAAAAATTTACAAGACTGTATTATTATTCCGGCGGTAGAAAGTTTCCTTACATTGTTCTTGCTTTCAATACTATCAAAGATATGAGACAAGCTTCCAGGCGTTTAAAAACATTCTATTCGAGGAGTTTCGGAAAACTGAGCTTGATTTTTAGAGAAATGGAGATAAGTCCATATAACAAAATGTTCTCATTAAAGAATCTGGGTCCTACTGAACGATTCTTGGTTAAAGTTAACGAAGTATTACCAGACGAAGAAGAAAGGATTACAAAACCTGGTCCGTCTTGGAGACCTTTCAGAGAATATGAAGCAGATTGGAGAACAATGACAAAGTTACCAGAAGACATGTGGTTTACTTATCCTATTATATTCTCCTGGGATATCGAGTGTTATTCACATAATCCTAAAAAGTTTCCTTCCAAACATAATTCTAAAGATCGCATATTCTCAATATCTATCACCACTCAAGTTCATATGAAAGAAAATACGCGAAAGGATATAATTATTATCATCGGACCATCAGATCCAATTGATAACGTTGTTACTTATAACGTTGAAGATGAAGACGAACTTATTAGAAAATTCTTCTATATAGTAAAAGACGAAGATCCAGATGTGTTCATAGGTTATAATATCTTCGGTTTTGATTATGACTATCTTGATGCTCGTATATTGACATCTGGACAAGAATGGGATAATATTGGAAGATTATTGGAACAGAAGTGCGAAATTAAGGATATCAAGTGGCACTCTGGAGCTTACGGACATAATAATATCAATTATATAGATGCAGCAGGTCGTATTTCTGTTGATATGTACCCTTATATCAAAAGAGATTATAAACTACCGTTATATAATCTGAATACTGTTGGTCATTACTTTCTTGGAGAGAATAAGACAGATTTGAAGTATGATGAGATGTTTGAAATTCACAAGGAGATGACTGAATCTATGAAAGTCTTGAGAGAAACAACAGGAAAAGATAATTGTATAGAGGCTATGAATGTTTTGAAAGATTATAATTTAAAAGAACACGAAGAATACAATCTTAAGAAAGCTATAGAAGGAAATACACTAATTGTAAAATATAATGTTCAAGATTCCGTTCTTGTATTAAAACTTTTTGAGAAGTTAAATGTATGGATTTCTTTGATAGAACTCAGTTCTATTGTGAGAGTTACCCCTATGGAGTTCTTCACAAGAGGTCAGCAGGTTCGTTGTATTGCTCAACTCTACCATGCCAGTTCTCATAGAAATATTGTACTTACACGGAGAGACACTGATTTCATTTTTTTCAATGGAGGTTATGTAGCTGATCCTCGTGCTGGTTTTTGGGAATTGGTAATATGCTTTGACTTTAATTCTCTGTATCCTTCTATCATGATCGCCTATAACATCTGTTTTACTACCTTGATGAGAAACATCGACGATGTAAAGAAAGACGACTATCATCATTTCAGTATCGATCAAGAAGAACCACTTGAAGTAAAACCCCCTAGTAACGATAATTTTGATTACGGTGACTATTTTGATGATGATGAAGGAGAAATCAAGGGCGACAAATCTCAAAAAGTAGATAAACACTATGATTTTGGGTTTGTCAAGAAGGATGTTCAAAAGGGTCTTCTTCCAGAAATTCTAGAAAATCTTCTTAGTAATCGTAAGGATGCAAAAAAAGAAATGAAGAAGGCTACGAAAATGATGGAAGTTTTTGATGATAATCTACTCATACCTTATCGCGAAAATACTGATATCAAGATTGAAGATTTGAATGATAAAGGAAGAGAATTGATGAAAAGTTATTTTAATGTAGAAACCGGAAACGTCAAAGAATATTCAGAAAGAATAAATCAAGAGTTTTTTAGTTATAAAGTTAAGGAAACTATGTATAATAGTAGACAGCTTGGTTTAAAAGTATCTGCAAACTCTATCTATGGTTTCTTAGGAGCTCAGGTAACAGGTAAATTTTCTCTCATCGAGGGAAGTATGTGTGTAACGTCTCGTGGACGAGAGCTCATTATACAAGCTAGTAAGTTCTTCGAAGACAAATATGACGCTATAACAGTTTATGGAGATACTGATTCTACTATGGTATATGTTCCTTCTTTGGGCAACGACCCGTCTAAAGTTTGGGAGATGGCTGAAAAGATGGAAGACCATATCAATGGTAAGGATGGTCAGGGAGAAGGAATTTTTCCTCCTCCTCTTTATTTAGAGTTTGAGAAAGCAATGCGATCATTATTTATGAAGAAAAAGAAGTATGCTTATATGACTTATGATCGTAAAGGGAATATTATTAAAGAAAAAGGTTCGGACAAGTATGAATTGAATGTAAAAGGAATTATCTTAGCTCGTAGAGATAATTGTCAATGGTTAAGAGATACATATGAAAAATGTATTAGATCTATATTTGACGAAAAGTCTATTTACGAGGTTTATGATATAATCAACAAAGCAATTGTCGATTGCGTTGAACTGAAATATCACGATGATAATCAAGAGAATATGAAAGAAATTACAAACCAATTATCTATCATTCGTGCTATGGGTTCTAATTACAAGAGTAAAAGTTACTTTCTTAGTATTTTCTCCGATTTGATGAAATCTATTGGCAAACCTATTGCTCCAAGTGAGAGATTTAAATTTGTTGTTGTAAACGACCACCAAGGACGCGACAAGATTGGATATCGTATGAGAACCGATGTTATGTTTACAGAACAATGGAATAAAGAAAACATGATATACGGAGAAAAACTACCTGAAGATTACGAACTGAAAACAGATCAATATCCTCCGGAAGAGATTGATTCTTCATACTACATCATGAATGTACTAAAAGAACCAATTGATCAACTCTTTGAGTTTGGTTTTGCGAGGGTTCTAGAAAAATATAAAGAAGTGCGTTATCAACCTTGTAACAAGAAACGTCGATGTAAACCTGTTGGGATTTCAACGCCAGTAAAAATGGTAGAAATGCTTATATTAGACAGAGACAAATCTCCAAAAGAAATAGTAGATACACTAAAAATGTTACCGGGCTGGTTTAGAAGCATTGAAGTATAAATTTGAATTTATTTACATAAAGATATGTAAATAAAATGAACCGGAAAGTAAATTGTAAAAGAAAAAAGGGAAAAGACAAGGCGAAAGAAAACTATAAACTAAATGGTAAGTATACTTCAAAAAGTATACGTAAGAAAGAAGAATTGCAAAAAAGGAAAAGCGACTAACAACAAAAACATTTTTTGTCTTTACAACAGCAAATTCTTGCAATACAGCATGAAACGAGAGAAAAAATACCAAGACCCGTATAGATTGCTATAGTCTGTGCGAGTTCAACATCTTGTTGTGAGACGAAGCACTCTTCTGTTATATTAGTCATTTATATTGTATTAATAATAAATTTTTAAATTATTCATAAACATCAGTTGTATACTTATTTAGGATATTATCTAATCCTTTCGCTAAATCCCCTCTTTTTGGAAAATTTTTAACATCTTGTTTTATGTTTTCTATATTAGGTTTATAGATGTCATAATTGTGAGTAAAATTCAACATTGGCTGAGAACCTTGAATAGTTTCTTCTTGTAATCTCATCATTGCTCCTTTCATTCTATTCTGAGTATTCTTACTAAAGGTACTAAAGTTTTCGATATTGTGTCTATAAAAATCGTTGAGAGATTTTCTATAATGGGGATCTGTATGTTCTTCTCTATTATTATCTATAAGTTCGTTAAGAACTTCCTCTCTTTTGTCATCATCACCATGAGTAAGAAAATTTCTTAAATCACTTCCTTTTGTCATCCCGTTCAGCATTCTTTTTAATACAAGAATAATTTATATATAAATTACTCCAGACTCCTATCATCGTTATAGTAGTTGTCACTGTCTGTATTCTTTGTAAAGTCATCATTTTTATATTTGAGATATAAATTTTCTATTAAAAATTTGTGGTATATACATTTATAAGAATTGTTTTTACAGTTACATATATAGCTATCTTGGCTGAAAAAATATTTAGTAACAACAGGTTTGATATTGTTATTCATATAGTCATTTAAAGGTATATATATTATCTCTATCTCTTCATTTGGAATAACTAAATTTTTGAATTCTGGAAGAGTAAGATAATCAAAATGACAATTAGATTCATTGTAAACAACTCCTTTGTTCTTGTTATAAGGCAAAGTTAGACATTCAGAAGAGATAGTCTTATATTTATATAATGTTTTGTATTGCCTACTCAATAAATATTTTTTGTTCGATTTAAAAATTATCATATGAGTAGTGTCTTCTGGTATCATAATTTTTTTCTTCTGTTCTAAACTAGAATACCCAAAACACAAATTAATTAATTTGGAGATCATTTTTATAATTTAAATTATAAAAATTATTCAACTATATTATATATCTTATTTATTTTAAACTCCTAAGTTAGTGTACCCTGAAAAAAATATACATATCTATTGTTTCTTCTAAACTTTCTCTGTGTTCGCAAAATATTAAACTCTCGTAAGTTTACATATGAAGAAAAAATCTGTCTTTTTACATCCAAGATTGTTTTTTCAGATAACCTCTGACACCAACCTTTTCTGAAGATTCGTCTACCATAACCTGTTTGGCTACATTAAATTCCGAATCAAAAATGTCAGCAGTTATAATTACCTCCAAAACAACTGATTTAGGTGTTGTGGAAACTAATTTTACTTTAATATCTTTTAATCCATCATATCCAGCCTGTCCAAACCATTTACTTACAGAAAGTTCCTCTTGATATCTCTTTCTGATAACTTCTGCTTTTTCAGAAGTAGCTGCATAAATCTTAAATTTCCTCTGTTTTCCTTTAGCTTTTGGTGTTGCTTTTGGTGTTGCTTTTGGTGTTGCTTTTGGTGTTGCTTTTGGTGTTGCTTTTCTTGATGCTTTTGGTGTTGCTTTTCTTGATGCTTTTGGTGATGCTTTTGGTGTCGCTTTTCTTGATGCTTTTGGTGTCGCTTTTTTGTTAGAGGATGCAAGAATTTTTCTTCCTAAAACTCCCTCTTTTTTTACACATCGCCCGGTAGCCGGATTTCTAACTTTTCCTTGAGGACAACTAGAAGACATTTTATATAGAAATTATTTTTTAAAATCTTTTATAAACAAGTCAGCACTCTTAAAAGCAGTTTCTAAAACGGTAAGTTCAAATAAGTTATGAGGACCAACAGAATATAGATTATCTATTTTTCCTTTACTAGTTAAAGGCCCTTCTCTAAAGGGATTGTAAGCAGAGTGTTCCATGTCCCAAAATTTGTTTTTCTTATCATAAACAACCCCTTTGGATACAGTAACGTTATATGGAGTAATAGACATACCAAAAACTAACGAAAGTTGTCTCAAAGATTCGTTGATAACAAGATTAATATCTTCAATATCGTTAACTTTCTTTTTTAAATGAGATGATATAGAATTTGTATCAACAATAACACAAGACCACACCTCTTTAATAAAACCGTTTTTACTAGGTTCGTTGGAGTAGTTATTAATATTTAGAACTTCGATACCCCAATCTGAAAACATTTTTGTTTTCCAGAGATTAATATTTCTAAGTTTTTCTGTAAAGTGAAGTTGGAAACCTAATCCAGAATAAGAGGATTCTATGCAGTATTGTTGAAATCTACTTTTCTCCATCCAATTTGATTGTATGTCTATGGAACATTTATTTACTAGCGTTTTCAATGGATATAGAGGGAAAGCACATATATAAACATCGGCATTGCAATTTTGTAAAGAGGTTTTTGCTTCTATTATCGTGTTATCTTTAGATTTCAAATGTAACAATTTAGAATCTTTGAAAATTTTTACATTATCTCTTTGAGATAGTTCTCTTTCCCATTTCATTATCCAAAGATCATTGTCTTTCGATTGTATTAAATTTGAACCCTGTCCTTCTTTTATTGTTTTGAAGAATATATAAGCCAACGTTTCGTTTTCATTAGTAGCAAGCGACAATCCAAGTTTTCTTAACGCCCTTTGTCCTTCTTCAGAAATACGATTATCGTCTAACCATTCCTTTAATGTTCTCTTATCGTCTTTTTTTAGAGAATACATAGAACTCACAAACTTAGATATATCAGTAAGACTTAGATTACTATAGAAATAATTTAAAAACATAGTCATCGTATATAACTTTGATCCGTAGACATAATCTGTTTTTATATCATATTTTTTAAAAATTTTTAACGCCTCTTTATAGGAGGAACTCATAACTCTAGGAGAATGTTCTGTATAGTATCCATTTTCCCAATCTACTTTCCAACACCCACCAAGTTTATTTTCTTTATCATGAAGTTCTACAGTATGGCCTTCTTTAGAGAGTTCGTCTGTCAAACGCAACCCTGTAGGACCTCCGCCGAAGATACAAATATACATTTTTATATTTGTATTATTTTAAGTATTAAAAATGAATATAATAGTAGCAGCTAGAAGAAAGTGGATAGATGCTCTTCATAATAAAAATATGTATAACATACTTGATTGTTATCACAAAAATCACACATTTAAGGGGACACTTTCAAGAAAGGTAACATATTCTAAAAATGATATCGATGGATATTTTTCTAATTTATTAGAAATGAAACCCTCTGTTACATTTATTAAAAGTGATTTAAAAAAAATAGATAACCTCTATATCGATTCTGGTACATATGTCTTTACCTTTCCGTCGAGTAAACAATTGAATGCTAATTACCAATTTGTTTACAAGATAGAAGACAATGAAGCGAAGATAGTATCACATTTTTCCTCGTCTATTTAGATTTAAACAGGTAATAAGGAGAACAACACTGGTAAGCGTAAAAATTCCTGTTCTGGGGGTAGTTTTTTGAAAATTTCTGTATCTTCGCATTTCAAAACGAAAAAATAAAATTAGTTAAATTATAAAATGTCTTTTCTTGTAATAACAAGGGGAGAAGCCAAAAATAATCCACTTATCGAGGATACAATTAAAAATCTAGCTCTACTTAATATAAATTTTAACCCAAAATCTTTCGAATATACTAGTCCTCAAGATTTTATATACTATCACATTGATGAAAACTGCAAAATTTCTTTTGCGATGAAAGTTTTATTTTGCTCTAATAATTTTAAGATAGTAGATTTATATTCTGATAACCAACTTATAATGTTATTATCGTTTGTGAATTTTAGAAGCCTAATAGTAAAAACATATAATTCTGTTATAGATAATAGAAATGAAGTTAATATCTTGTGGAATTCAGAGATATGTAATACAGAGATTCGTAATTTTGCCACATTATCAAATATAATGGGTACTTCTACTTCTACATATAACTTCACGTTGGATAATAAAGACAAGATTCATGGTAATGATATAGAGTTTCCTAAACCACCACTTTTATCAACTGTATTTAATACATGTAATTATTAATTTTGAGATATATAAAAATGACTGAGGGAAAAATTAATGTAGATTTAGATCCAAATTGCGACGAAGTAAATATATTGGAAAGAATTCAAAATCTCAAAGAAAGGGACAAAAAATCAGATAAACTACAATTTAAATATTATCCCGCCTCTTTTGTTTTTAATGAAGATAAAATTTCATATCTTCAAAATTTAGGAGGCAACAGATTAAAGCAAACCCACGCAGACTGCGTTATAAATGCATTAGACGCAGGAGGACTTATAAACGCAGACCAAGCAGGGTTGATGAGACTTGTTTTAAGGCGTTGCGAAGAAGTAAAAGATGAAAAATATCATTACGTTGGGATTGGTGATGATATAATAGAAGAGATGATAAGTTTTATAAGCGAAACTCATGGATATAATTTTTATTACAAGATTGTCAGATATTCTATAGATAATATAGTTTTCTTAGCAAAAGCCTTAGAATTTGTTGAAGTTGGTGATTTTTTGATAATATCTTATGAATTTCTGGCGGATAGAAATACTTTATCTCATGTAGTGATAATCAGAAAAGAAAAAGTAGACGATACCATTAAGTTTTTTATTTATGATCAACAGAAAGAGTATATAAAAACCCCTCTTACAGATGAGTATTTTTCCCAATGTACTAATTTTGGTATTGTAATGAGAACCAATGGTATGGATGGTAGAAGAAAACAAGGATTTTATGGTAATATTTGTGGTTATGGGCCTGAAAAATATTTAACAATAAATCAAATACAATATAAAGAAGAAAAAATAGAGGAATCAAAAATGTTCTTAGGGGATATTTTTACAGGAACAGCACAAGTCTCTATCATAGAAAAATATAAGGAAACAATTTTTAGAATGCATGAAAATTGTTTCAAGGAATCAGTTTCTGATTATATAACAGGAAAAGATTATATGGAAAAATTATTCGAAACACCCGGAAGATTTTGTTATGTTTTACATCCGAATAGAGAATTGAGAGAAAATAGATTAATGGCTTTCTGTTTCATACATAAAAAAGTAGAGGAAGGACGGGAATATTTCTATATAAGCGATGTATGCATTAATCCAGACTATAGACGGAGAAATGTCTGTGTTGCTTTGATTAAATATGTTACAAAATTCTATCAGTCTGCAGAATTCCTTGTTCTAGATGTTTTGAGGTTTAATGAAGGGGCTATAAAATGTTATGATAAACTAGGTTTTTCTTTATTGAAAGATGAACAGTTTTCGAAACTAGATGTTTCTAAATCTCAATCCGTTACAATATACAGTTATAAATTATACAAACCTACAAATAAATGTCAAGATACAGGATTCCACGAATACATAAATGAACCAAAATGGTATTTTCTAACACCTGGGGGAGAGTATTATAAAATTGGTCTTAGTTCCGATTTTATCATTACTAGTGAAATCAACTAAATTTTTAAAATAAGTTTTAAAAATTTTTATGCCATATATTTATCATAAAATTCACACGCCTTTGGGTACAAAAAGTTAAACCAGTAATCATAATCTACCTTCACGTTTTGAATGTAGATTTTCTTATCTTCAATACCATAAACGACATATAACATATTTTTTCGTCCGGTTATAACGCCGTTTCCGATAATTTGATCATAATGAGATTTCCAAATACAATCTGTGTTAGACATGTCTTTGTTATTAAGCAGAGGTTTATACATTCTTGCTGGGCACTTAATTTCTACTCCGGTATATTCGTCAACAATACCATCCAACGATGCACCAAAACGAGTATCTGATTTCCATACAGCAAATCCTGTTTCGCTTATTTCTTTATCAAATTTTGTTTCAAGATAAGTTCTCACAATTGGTTCATATTCATTACCCTTCCTCATCCGTTCTTTTGCTTCTACAGAAAACTCCTGTTTAATTTCTCCTTTCAATATTTTAGCAATCCGTTCTGGTTCGTACTTCTCGAAAGGACAATGACCCACAACCTTTCCAAGATTAGACGCTGTGATGCGACCTTTACGCATCTGTAACCAGTCATCACTTCCTTGAGCGGTATCATATAGGTAGTAATCTTGGTATTCCTTCATTTTATTTTTATATTTCTCATTAAATTTTCGATTTTTAAATTGTTTGACTTTTAGTATATCTAAAATGAGATATGATCCTATTTTTCGATATAAAGGCTGGGATAGAAGAGTATTTAAGAAAAATAAAGGATATGTCGGGAATGTCAACGACCACCATATTATACCAAAACAATTTAAGAATCACCCACTTTTGAAAAAGGTAGACTATGATATACATTCAAGGTTTAACTTGTTGATTATGCCAACCGAAAAAGGAGTCAAAAACTTAAAATTACACCCAGATACAACTTATCATTGCTCTCATCCACGATATAATAATATGGTAAAATTAGAACTTGATAAAATATATAAATCTGAATGCAGCGAATATCAACTCTGGTTATTTACATGTTGGTTAAAGAAAATCTTAACAGACTTATAATTTTACATCTATAAAATGACTGAATTTGACAGAAATGATATCATCAGAGAAAATAATTACAATTTTAACAAAGACGCTCCGGAAAGCTCATATAGTAGTCAAAAATCGTGGTGGCTTATAGGTATTTTGATAGGTTTTATTATGAATTTTATAGCATTTCTTGCTTTTTATGTTTTTCACAAAAGAGAACACTTTAAAAAGGCAATGACTTAAAAAGATGTTCGTTAAAAATATAATATCTGGTTCTATAATAATACCAGATAAGTTAAGAATATCTGTTTTTAAACCACAAGGGTTAAGAAGAATAATAGAGAGTATACCACCCGATAATTATATTTTAGGAGTTGGGTACAAGGAAGGAGACCATCAAATATGTATTAGTGGTAAGAAAAAATCTGGAGAATTGTTAGGTGATGCTATTAAAAGAGAAACACAAGAAGAACTTTCTTTATCTTTTAACACGGAACCAAAAATAGTATTAAAATATGGAAAAAACTATTTTTATAAAATTAACATTAACCAAACTATAATAACCAATAGTTCGTATAATATAAATTATGGATTAGATACTAATGAAAGAGTAGTTTGTTGTGTACATGGTTTAGAAAAGGATATCTTAAATTATTTAGAAAATGTAGAGTTGGATATTAATAATTGTGATAGAATTACTCATATATGGACAGATAAGGCAAAAAACCTTCTAAAATATATCTAATCGAATCATTGTATAAAATCTAGTTTTGAGATATTGATATATTGTTTTCCATTTATAAGAATATTGTAATATTGAGATGTTGCTATTATATAATTAGAAGACAAACGAAGACAACTGTATATAGAGTCTGGGTTGCTTGATATCAACATCAGTCTATCGTAAAATGTAAGACCTTCGTCGGAATTTGTATTACGATAATAACTTTTGTCCTTTTCGCTTAATTTAATCAAAGGTAGACTTTTGATTATCATTTTTGTCGTGTCTGACATAGAATTAATACAAAAAATAACTTGCTGTATAGACTCTCCTACACGACTTTCTATATCGTCATAATTAATAGCATAACCTTCACATGAAGTTGTAGACAGAGGATAATCTGACTCTTTGTCCCATCCCCTCATCACCATTCCTAGTTCAAGTATATTATCAAAAAGTTTATTTATCTGTTGTTTTGTTCCCTCTTCGCAATTTTTAACATAAGATATAAATTCTTTCATTTTACTATTCATCACAGTAGTAAATGTTTTAGTATCTCTGATAGTATTGAGTAAATTTAAAAATTTCTCTTCATGAGGAAAACTCTTACAAATAAGTATAATTTTCTTTAGATTCCTTTCATTTAAAATTTCTCCTTCACTTCTAAAATCTTTAAATTCTTTATGAATAATAAGAAATTTTGTTATTTCCTCCGGTGTCAATGCTATGATATCTTTTGTATTCAATACACCATAAGAAATTATATGTTTTGGATTGAGTTCGGAAAAGGGAGTTTTATAAATATAAGTTTCGTTATAGTCTATATCTGGTATTACTCCTGGATATATATTTTTAGCGAGAGTTATTTCATGAAGAAATTGTCTAGGTTCTGATATATCTTTGTGATTAACACATTCGCTGCTTAATAAACTCATAAGCATTTTTTCGCTATATAAGGAGGAAAGTCTAGACTTCCAAAATTTTGTCATATCATAGTAACCAGGGTTCATGATGTAATTTTCTCTAAATTTATCTTCTATGACAGGTTTAAAACTATCTATCTTCGACATTTCTAACATTTCTCGAGCAGGAGATGATGAATGAGATATATCTATGTTATATATTTTTGCAGAATATACGATGGCCTCTTCGTGGGTCAAAACAGATTTAGAAAGTGGTCTGTTTAAATTTCTCATTTTCTCGATACAATCTCTTGAATTATCAGAAAAAACAAAATCGGTTTTTTTACCATATTTTGATTCTTTAAGAACATTTATTAGACCAAAATTGTCAAGTTGACTTAGTTTTGCCACCAATGTATCTATCAGTATATGTCTTTTTGCAAAAGACAATCTAACATATGCTGCTAATTCGTTAAAAGTATCAGTGCTATTGGTTCTTATCCCATTTTCTATACAAAAAGAATAAAGCATACAGGCATCGTATGCTAAGGGGTTATTATTAGTTTTTGGACCATATGTGAAATTTTCTGAGATATTATTTTTATACTCAACAAGGTGATTAAATGCCTTTATAAGATTTTTTGGTTCCCATAAAGTCTCTTTCTGACTTACAAAAAGAGATATCTTAGTCATTTCTTCTTGAGAATAATTGTCTTTTATTGTTATGGATTTTACTTCTGATTGTATATATGATGTTATAATATCCCGTTGGTTTATTATATCTTCTAATGTTATTTCGTGCCCCAAACATTTCATAATCTCTTCAATAATACATAATGGCGTCGAATACTCTATATTTCCTATGATAGTGTATCTGTTTAATGAAAAGTTCATATTTTAATTTCTTTTTCTTTAAAAATGGGAGGACAGCAATCATCTATGTCATTAGCTAATTCTCAATCCGTACAAAATCAAATAAATAACGTATCTAACGAAAACTGTATAACAGCTTGTACAGCTTCTATTAGCGACATCAATATTAATATCAAAGATAGTGATATCGCAGGAAATGTTAGCGTCGGATCGGTTTGTAGTATATTAGGTTCGTCGTGTACGCTTAAAGCGTCACTCTCTTCTTCTGTTCAAAACGATCTGGCAAACAAACAAAGTGCTACTACAGTACAAGAAACCGACCCTTTAAGTATGCTTGGCAGTATATTTGGAGGACCGAGTAGCTCGACCAACGAATCTAGTAATCAGGCAGTTTCGAATAAAGTTTCCAATATAATGAATTCTACTTGTCAAAATAAAAGCTCTACATCAACATCGGGGGTTAATATTCAACTAGATGGAGATAAAGTAGGTGGTAATGTAGATTTGTCCGCCACGGGGGTCGTTTCAAATGCTAAATGTATGATTGACAATGTAGCAAGAACAACTCTGTCTAATAAACTTACTAATTCTCAGACAGCAAAAGTAATGCAGGGTTCCCCGATTTTATTTGCAATAATTGGAATTGTTATAATAATTGTTGTTGTTATGATAGGAATTGTAATATTTGGGATAGGTGGTTTGGGTGTTTATGAGGCCACCAGGAGCAAGGATCCAGCACCAAGACCTCCAGGAGCAAGACCTCCAGGAGCAAGACCTCCAGGAGCAAGACCTCCGCCATATTCTTACAGAGTAAGATAAATAATTATAAAAATCTTTTATAATTAATCATTTTTAGGAACACTTCTTATGGTGCACCCGTACCATCTTCTTGATCTTTGTTTTCCAAGTCTTTCAGGAGAAGACATAAAAGATATGAATTTAGATTTTTCTACAAGTTTTAGATTTGAATAATTTGCTTTGAACCAAGTTTTAAATTTCGGATAGAGATCTGTTGCTGTGATATATTTAGTATCGTCTACTAGACCATTTTCTCTTTTAGGTATTTCTAAAACCTCATCAATAAAAGATGTAAAAGGATCATTTCTCTCCCAATAATCATCCATATAATGTTTAATATAAGCAGGTTTATTAAGTCCTTCTTTCAAATATTTACTATAGTTTTGAACACATAACCAGTTAAGAGCACAAGCAAGGCGAGGAATATTGTCTTCAAAACGTGGGTCTATTTTATATGTTTTCCGTTCCACCTGTTCTTCAAAAGTTTCTGCAACTGGTGTTTTTTCTTCTTCTTCAGGTTTTAACCACCGACCTTCGAAAGGTATCATCATAAATCTATTCTTTGTAGCTTCGTCCATACCATTGATATCAGGAACTATGTTAAGAACAAGTATATATTTGAATGTACTTTCAATGGTCCCACCGTCTTCTCCGCAAGAACGTGCATAGAAACTATCACCTCCTGTTATCTTCTTAATTCGCGCACCTTTCCAAGATTCGTCACTATCTGGTTCTGATGTGAAAGCAACAGCAGCATCTTCCGTTTGTGCTAGTTCTGGGGAAGGTCCACTTGAACTCATCTTTTTTGCACAAAAGAACTCTTCTGGGAGATCACAATAGTAATCGCCGAGCCATTGTCTTATCATCTTCATCAAAACAGATTTAGAACCGTTTGTATCTCCAATCCATACTCTAAACAGTTTTTCTGAATTTCTTCTATAAAGCATAGAAGCAAGGTCTTTAAACATATAGTCTCTGATTTCTTTATTTGGAAAAACCTGAGTTATATATTTTATAATATCTTTTACATCCGGATGATCAAAAGAATAATTAGACATGTAAGGTACACCTATTTTCTTAGTAATGAAATCCTCTGGCTTCCCTTCTCGTTTAATTGCTTTGTCGTCTGTAAGTTCTATTACGCAATTAGAACAACCAAGTAAACTAGGGTTCTTATTTAGAACCTTGTTAACTCCCTCGTAGTAAAAGAATGTTCTGATAGATTTTAAAAGACAACCTCTAAAAGGAACATTACGAAGTCTCTGTATAAGTTTTTGAACTTTCTGGATCTCCTCTTGTAACTTTTCTACTTTGTCCTTATAATTTTTGCTACCAATTTTCATTCTAGAATTTAGTTTTTGTATCTCTCCTTGAAGTTGATAGGATAAATTATCAAAATTGGGTATAAATTCTGCTGATATAGTTTTTTCTATTTTCTGCTCTTCTATTCCTACTAAACGATTTCTTCTAAATTCATACCATTTCTTCCCCGTAAACATATATCTCGTCCAAAAACATTTATAGAATGCTTCGCCAACAACAGTATGTTCAGATTCTCTAGCGTCGTACAATGTAGGATAACACCAGTTTCTATGCCAATTGTCATATTTTTTTCTATTATCTGTCCTAAAATACCATCCTAAAGTTCTAACTGTAACTTTGTCGTTTTCGAAAGTATCATAACTATCTTCACAAAATTCTTTGTTAAATTTTTTTGATTTTTTGGATACAGCAATCCATGCATTGAGGCCTCTTTGTGAACCGTCTGTGGCGTTATAAAATGCCCTTCCAATGTCTAAGAAATATGTTTTTGTATTGAACCTTTTCAATGTAAGATATTGGATAATGTCGTTACACAAATCAAGGTCATTTTTAATTTCTTTCTCTTCTTCGGGTTCTTCGTCATCTTCTATAATCACAGAAGACGTTTCGCTAGAATAATCTTCATCTTCATCTTTTAAGGAACAATTAGTCGAGGAATAGTATAAAGATAAGAACATGGGTAGCGTATATATAGAAAATGTATAATCGTCTTCTATATCACATTCATCATTTATTATTTCAATCTCATCTATGTCACATTTTTCTTGAACAATAAAACTATGCTTGTCGTGACTATAAACATCTTTTAGAGAAAGAGTATCGCAAATACCATTGGAGCCTTCTGTGCTATGAACCGAAACAAATAATAGAGGAGGGATTTGTTTTGGATTTTCTGTAGAACCATACATAGCAACATATTCCCCCAAATCTTTTAATGCTCCATTCCATCCTCCTTCTATTTGTTCGCTGTAATTAGATGTTATAGCGTTTCTTTCTAAGTTATCAATGACTGTTGTATTTATAAAACTATTAATAACGTCTCTTTTAGTTCTGCAAAAAGGAAACTGGAAACGCAATTTAATACAAGATTTTCCCTGTTCGTACCAAACTTTGGATTTAAGGAAAACACATATAGTTTCGTAAACATCGCTAGTTATATCAAAATTACTTATGATAATATGTTGATATATTTTTATTATCTCGTTAATGAGATTATCACTATATAATTGATCTGACTGATAATCGAATTTAAGAACAAAATCTCCTATAATAGGTACATATTTCTCTGCCTTTTCAGAAATAGCCAAGATAGGGAGTTGATTCCAAGAATTAAAATCTTTCCCAAAACATGTATCACAGTAGTATTTGTAAAATCTCAATACATCTTTTGTATCGATTTCATGAGATTTTCCGTTAACAGAATCATAACAAGAGAAACCCCTTGTTATTACTTGATTCCTGAATAATTGTTGGAGGTCTGAATAAGATTCAGTCATTTTATTTGAATAATTATATTTTAAAAATCATTTTTGAAATATTTAAAATAATTATTTTTTAATGAAAATAATTAACAGATATTAAAATGGTACAGGCTTTATTCGAACAACTTTCTACTCAACTAAATTTCTTACTTTTGTCGCAACGGCAGATGATTCTGATAGCGGCTTTTTCTGTAGCTATAGAGACTTTTGCTACAAATATTAAGAAGTCTCAAATTACATTTATTTCTATTACCTTATTAGTGTATTCTTTAGCCGTTGGTATCACAGCAGCAGTAGATTTTAATAAGTATATTGAAGATGTTAAGATTGACACCACAGGAGGCCAAATAGAACAAGATGAGATTAATTTGGTGAACAGGAGTAAAAAGTGGGTATATTTTACATATACACAGGTTGTTATAATAACAATTTTGACTTTTTTCTTTGTTAAATTTAGAAATTTCCAGTAAGCAAATTATTCAAAACTGTATTTATGATATTGTTTCTATTTACATTGACATCGTCGTCGTATATTTTGGGTTTAAATATTTTGATATTTGTTATAAGTTCATCAAAATTTTCTCTCATATTACCAGTAAGATCCAAATCCAAACCACGAGAAGAAGAACTAATCAATATTTTCTTTTTATCAATTATGTATGTTCTAATGTAATTTAAAAAATTTAACGAAATTAATTCTCTGTTATACGGATTATGTTCATTTTTTTTAAGATTATCAAATTCTGGATATGTAAACACGAAATATACCCCGTTAGACATGATTATTTTTATGTCGTCTATGTTATATGATTTAACAGGATTGTAGAGTAAATTTACTACATCTGATTCTTCATATCCATTGGCGCATTTGTTGAAAAACATATTATTTTTTATTATATCTGCATTTCTTTCTTCTAAATTGTCGAAATACTTTTCTCTATCTTCTACGATATCTTTGGAAAATTTGCTGACTAATTTTTGTGATAGGCTACCCATAGAAATTGACGGAAATCCCAGAATATAAGAAGATAACATTTCCGGTATTACTGAAAAAACTATACTTAGTCCTTTAAAATCATCCTTCGCTATATTTTTTGGTATATAAACATTATCAAACATCGCCATAAGTTTCTCGTAATGTTTTACTACTTCGTAATACGGATAGTTTGTAAAAACATGTAAAGAAAATTCTGGTATATAGGATTTTATAATTTGATAGTACAGGGGTGAACATTTTAAAAATGTTAACCTTTCTATGATTTTTTCTAAGACATCGTTCATATTTGAAGCGTATTTGATGGAACTATTTGTTATAAGGTGGTCTAAATATATGTCTATATTCGATGTCTTTATAATATTATCTTTATAATTGATAGTCCATTCCGGTCTCCATTGGTCTTCGCCTGGTAGATTATATCTCGTCAAAATTCCAAAATCGACAATGTAACGCAGTTCTTTATTAAACTCTATAGAATAATACTTCAATATTTCATCTTTAATGGGATAAGAAGAGATGGAATATGCGTCTATAATATAACTAATATCGTTTAATATAAAAGATTTAATTGTAACTAAATTTTCGAAACTCACTTTTGTATAATCAGATTCAAATTTTGTATCCAAAATGTCAAAAATTCCTTTAATGAACTTAAAGTAATTTAAATCGTTAATTTCCGTATTAACCATTATATTCCAAATAATACACCATATAGATTCTAGTTTTCTGTATTTTAAACTATCCTTTATAGACTGAAGAATCTTACTTGTTAATACATTGTCGTTATAATCTATCTTATTGTCTTTAAGAAGCAATGTCATGTTACCATATGTAAATATTTCAACAAGTAATTGAGAAGACATTTTTTTTGAAGTTAAAATCATGTTTATTTTTTTAGTTTTAATGTTATTGCTGATAGCTTTAATAGTAGGTTTTATATATTTAAACAAGAAGAATTATTATGAAATTAAGCCTCGGGATTTAGATGGAGGAGACTCTCCTGATTATTTTTCTCCTGACGCAGATTATTATACTTTGAAAGATAGCTGGTTAGATCTAGAAAAAAATACTATAGCAGATGGTAAGCCTTGTTATAGTGATAATACATGTGTTAGTAAAAAATGTCTAAAAAATCCAGCCACGGGTGAAACAAGGTGTATGTCGGCAACAGCAACAGTTACAAAAGCTTCTAATGCATCTACTATTGGAACTATAGTATATTCTACTATTGGAACTATTACTATACTTCCTTCACAAGATTTTCAAAGCGGCGATAGTGTAACTATAACCATGGGAGAAAATCAACAAAGCTCTGTAGCTTCAACAATGGATACATCAACTACAATTATTTTAACTGAAGCTCAGACAAGTCTTTTGACATCTGGTTTCTATAATCCTTCTGCTACAGATATTAATGATTACGGAACACCTATTCTATATACTGCTATTTGTTCCCAGAAAAAAATTAGCGATTCTAATACAGAGTCTTATTATCCTGATTACAAAAGTCCTATATTGATAAATGAAGGCAACAAAAGTTGGGATGATAATTGTACTAATTACACATTTCAACAAACAATTTTGGAAGACAAATGTTACGATTCAGACCAACTGGCTGGAACAAAAATAGTGGAAATGTGTCAAGCTGCTCCTAATTCTAATCAGATATGTCTAAATAACAACGGAGATAGAGTTTACGCCCCAGAACTAAATTCTTTATATATTAAACCATCTCCTACTGTTAATTTATGTAACGATAACACAAGTATAAATTATATTTCGTTCAGTTTTAATAATGTTCCTCAGACTATACATACACTGACTTCTTCGGAAAAATTTAATAACAATCAAATAGCTTGTCTATCTATAGAAACGGTAGATTATTGGCCAGATTTTTCTGTAAACACCACTGGTGACAAAGATTATCCATATTATATTACTTTTAGCGGAACTTGGGGTTATAAATATTATTATCTAATAGACACTACTACACGGGACAAACAAATATTTTCTCCTCAGAGCCGAGATGTTAAATGGTGTGACTCTGAAGGGTCAGAACATCTTACCACCCCCGAGATAAATGAAATCATCAGAAGGTTGGACATTGATAATGATTACGGAATAACTTACAATATACCGGGTATTTCCATCGATGACGCTACAAGTAGTTTTTCATTAGTTGATTCTCCCTATCCTCCCATCCCATTTGGCGCAACAGTAGACATGATTGGTGATTATGATAAGATTATCAAAACAACAACTTCCTTAAAACCTTGTGCTATATTCGATAGTTCATACGTTAAGAGCTCTGGTATTACAAGTCTAGATAGTTATGTCGATAAACAAAAATTTAAAGTATCAAGATTTTCTATGGAAAAAGGAGCACTAAAGACAGACCCGTCCGGTATGGTTAGCTCTATTATATATAGAAATCTTAACCACGAGAATGGCGGTTTATATTTAGATTATTATAATTCTCCTTCTCCTTCTACAACCTATGATATAAATGTTTCTCTAACCTCTATTACAGTTCCTCTAACCGTGACTTTAACAGATTCTAGTCTTGTTCTTTCTGGGCATAACTCCAATTCATATGTCCTAACAATCGATGAAAGCTCTATAATTATAACTATAACTTCTATAGTGGATAGTTTGGTGACTTTTACAAAAAATGGTGATTTTCCTAAAAATTTTACACTAAATGCGACTGGAACAATTAATCTTTCCCCACCATCTTCTGCTGCCCTTTCAGAAGGATTAGTTCTTCGAAAGGTAAATTCTAAATATATTGATTCTTCTAAAAAATGGATACTGATGCCTCCTCAATCGCTTTCTCCTTACACTATACCTAGTGGAAAAAATAGATGGTGCAATTATTGCACAGATTTTTCATTAGATGGAGGAAAAACTTTTAATGGAAAAAAAGAAGTACAAGTCCCAATGTCCTCACAAACTATACAAATAGGAACAGAAATTATTGATCCTGCATATTCTGCTATAGAAAAACAACCAGATAATACATTGTTTGCGGCGATAGGAGATACTTTAGAAGTAGCAGCGTCTCTTAGGAATCCAGTAAGGCTTGGTTACACTATATATGAATTGGCTACACACAGCCAATTTCATTGGCAAAATACTGATCCTTCTTTTTATAAATGCGCTAATCTCTGTTCAGATGTAATTTCTAATATCCCAGAAATTAAAGCAGTAGCTATATCTAGTGGAGAATTAGGTAATGTTCCGCCTGGACATTCTAGAGGAATTACCCAAGCATTTTCTCAAGGAGATGTATTATTTGGTCATTCTGTCGGAGGAGTAACTTGTCAAAATTATTATCTATATGAAACAAATATTAATAACAACCCTACAATATCAAGCAGGAAACCAGGCGAAGTATACGAAGATGGCGGTGTAACGTTCGTAGTTCAAAGTACTTTTAACGATACGTTTTTATTCGATACAAGTTATTTTAATTCTTCTAGCGAAATGATTATAGACAAAATAAACGGTTTAGGGTCTGGGTATGGAAAAACAGTTATACCGACAAATGTTATTAATTCCCTTGAAGTAAAGTCTCAACAGTTTATAGTAAACACTTCTACTTCTTCTTGGACCCCAACAACACCAAAATGTACTAGTGCTAGTGCTCCTGTGAATTGTTTTTTATCACCGATAATTTCTTCCACTGTTTTATGCAATGGCTCTTCTACTGGTATAGTTCAAACTATAGTTAATAATTTAAATAAAAAAACAAAATGGAATTTGGATGTTACATCGACTGAAGATGATAGCGGTCCTCCAGTTAAAATACCGCTATCTATAAATTTTTCACAAAATTATTGTAATAACCCAACTACTGGTTCTGTTCCGTTTTACACAGTAAGTTCTCTTAAAATAGATACAGACATCCAAATTCCTACTAATTCTTCTCAAAATATCATAACAATACCTAACACCACCGATATCGCAAAATTTTTTCCTACTATAATAGATACCAAAATTACAACTTATGATATTATAGACACCACCGCAACGCCCCCTAATTATCTTTTTGATGTCACTGGGTCTAAATTGTCAGCAGATGTAGATTATGGTAACTTCGAAAGACAATATAAAATATACGATCTTCTTTTACCTCAAGCATCTACTACTAAATTGTCTTCTGGTCTTGCTAAATTGACACAAGGTAGTAATTCAAATATAGATGTAACAATCAAAATACCTACCACAGGTACCACAGGTACCACAGAAATACAATATACTACTAGTGATACTAACTTAACTTCTGGTCTTGCTACTTTTACACAAAATAGTAATTCAAATATAAATGTAATAATTACAACTAAAACAGGGACAACAGGCACAATATCATTAATGGAAGCAACATTTATTGCTTACGCAGAATTAACTCTAGACGAAAACGGAGCAGTTTCTAGTGATAACGAAAACAACATAACAATTATATCCGATTTTGAAAACATACCAATTGCCGGAACAAAGTACGATATTCAAGAATGGTGGACTCTTGATTTTACATATGCTGGTTACGAATTACAGTACCAATATCATAACTCGACCGCCTCCGGGTGTAGTATAATTTTCAAACAAAGTCCCAAATTATGGTCAGTAACAGAACGTGCCCCAACAACTTTGGTGAAAAACAATGATGGAAGTTTACTTTTTAGTCCAGATAAAAATAACCCTATAAGTTTGTTGAACAATAGTCTTATGAGGCACGGTGATAGTCCGCAGCAAATTATTTATACAGGTTCTTTCGAGGATGATAATATTTTTTGCTACACCTCCTATGGAAATGATTCTGACACTTGTAAAAATAACCCAAAATGTTCTTTTAATGATACATTAGGGTACTGTACAGGTAAAGATTTGATACAACATGTATCAGAACTTAGTGGAGATGTATTTGGAAAAACAGATAGTTTCGATCCAAATTTTTTTAACAATAAAGATTTAAACTCCCATTTCACTAATATAACTTTCTTAAAATCACTACAAATACAAGAGTTGAATTATCAGGCTTATATTCCTTTGTCGTCTCAAACATCCGTCGGACCCGACAACGTAAAATTTTACGCACCACCGCAGTTTCTTAATTATGACAATCAAGGTATTGAAAATTTGTCTGGTTCTGCAACAACTGTTATATTAGGAAAATTCATACCATATCAGTATTTCTACCCTACTTCTTCTTATATCCCAAATACATTATATGCAGAATTTTCGTCGTTACAAACATTGTCGTCTGACTCCAGTGAAACTGTGAATAATTTTTACATCAACGTTAATTATACTCAATTTATTCCCTATGGGAAGAAATCGTTATATGAGAATGGGTTTGAGAAACAACCAGACGTCCCTACCTTTTAAGAAACTTGCTAATCACGGACTGAAATCCATCCAGTTTGTCTTCATGAGAAGAAATTGTCTCAAGAACAATCTTTTTATTTTCAGCAAAACCAATAATCTGATAAACAGTTTTAGCCGGCTTGCTTTTATAAGCCTCTATAACCTCAATTTTATTAATTTTAGAATTAATATTTTTCGCCTTATATAATATTTGTCTATAGTTTTCTTGCCCAATCTGAGTATCAACGACAGTATCACGTTTAATTTCTTGAACCCATTTGCTAGTAATTCCTCGTTCCAAAAGATAATACATAACCTCGGCATAAACAGCTTGTTCTACGGGTTTCTTTGTCATTTTAGTAGCAGTCCATTTCTTTGGTGTCATTCCTAAATCTTTTCCTGCTTTTCTCAACAAATCGAGACCCAAAGAATTGATAATAACTGTGGTGCACCATACTGCAGATTCGTCATCTTGGATTTTCTGTACCGTTGAAGAGTCGATACCTTCTTTATTACCTAATCTTTCAAAAATTTGGAAAACAAAAGTTTTCGCTGGTTCGATGTCTCTATTAAATTCGATATCAAACATTTTTTCCATAAATTTCATACACACACGAACACCATACCCAACACCATATTTTTTAATCATAATAGTATCAATAGTACCAAAAAAAGCTTCATACAAATCTTCTCTGATTTTTTCTGATGTTTTGGGAACTTCTCCGTTAACGCGAAGCCAGTTAGTTAGACCCATTTTTGCTGACATTAAAGATTGTAAATGCGTCGACATATAGTGCTGATCTAAATTGTTAAGTTCTGACGCAGTGATGTCTGGAAATTTTTGATATAGCATAGTTTTGAATGTATAAGACAAGACTTTATCTCCAACAGATTCTAAAGTTTCGTAATTATGGTCTGGGTCATAAGTGATATGCGTAAAGCAACTTTTCCATAACTCCATGCTTTGTTTGTTGAGAATTGTGGGTATTTTATCTGTATCAAGAAAAGTAGATAAGATTTCGTGCAAATACTTAAATAGTTCTTTATCAGAATAATCTGTCTTGGAAGGTGTTTTTCGACCAATATTTCCTAAGAATTCAGTATTCAATGAACCTATTTTTTTAACTTCAGTAACTGTTCGTTCTTTAGGAGAAGGAGCAATTAAGTTAGGTTTTGGTATACTAATAGATACCTCTTTACCTTCTCTCTTCGGAAAACAAATAGAACGTGAACAAATTAGATTGTCCATGATTGCCTTTTTTTGGTAAAAAATAATAAAATTTTCAGTTTTCAATAGTAAACTTGAAACTTTTAGAAGTAAGAGGTTTTAATTTAGGAAGTCCAAGAACACCAATTAGTTCGGTTGTAAGCTTCTTTTCATGCATCTCTATTCTACGACAATCAAACCAGACATTTCTAAACTGACCCTTTATTGTTATATAAGCATTTTCATTTTCGTGTTCGCGTTTGTGAATCCTACAATAATAAGAATCTTCGCTTACCAATTCTACAAGAACATTCCCGTTGAGTTCTCTTACTTGTCTAACTGCAAAGTTATTATATTTCTTTCTCAAAAGTTTCATTGCATTTTCAACATCTTCTTCGCTAGCCGAACCTTTTGCTATAGTCTTGCATTGCTTTTTCTTATCTTTAAATGTATGTTGTATACATTCTTGTGTAAATGTAACTAAAGAAGATTTTAAGATGAAATTTTCTTTTTTAAACGGATCGTTTTTAATCTCAGAAGGGATGAAAAAGTTATCACTGAGTTTGAAATCAATAATCTTTTTATTGTTCTTACCTTCTTTCGAACTACCTACAAGTCTCATCTGTTGTACTGTGTTATAAACACGACTGTCGACAAAATCCTTCATCTGCACAGATAATACTTTGTCAGAAAAATTCTTGGAATCTTCATTATCAGAGAAACACACTCCTTCTACTATAATATGGTAGCTTAATTTGCTTGGTCTATGTGATGTGAAAACCAAGATTTTTGGTGAGTAGGTATACAGGAAATCTTTGATGTTTTCGATTAAAAGTTCGATCATAATATCAGATTTTTGTTTTGTCATCTCCTTATAATGTTCCGTATCGATATCGATATCGAAATAAGGCTTTCTGCTCTTTTTTCCAAGAATAACCTCGTAGAAACATCTTTCTTCTTCTGGAACATCTTTTTGAAAGCGTTGAAAGTGAGTATATGATTTAAACATACCAAATTGGCGAGTGTTATTGAATTGTCTACATACGATGAGATTATCGTCGTAGTTGTAAGGAAATCGCAATTGTTTCGAAATTCGGTCATTATACAAAGAATAATGCCACTCGGTCATTTTTATATATCTTTACGGATATATAAAATTCATTTTTGAATACCTAATAATATAGTTCCAGCCAGTATTAAACCTATCGCCACATAATCTTGGTTACTGAATCTTTCTTCAAAGAAAAAATATCCTACTATTGCTACAGATACCAAAGCTATTCCACTCCATAGAGCGTTGACAATTCCTATATTCTCAAAACCATAAGTTTGAGTAAGAATATATACTATACCGAGATAACATACAACCGCCACCATTATCATCCATAACTTATCTTTATTATCTGTATATTTCCTAGACAGATATTGTCCTAAGGTCTCTAAAGCTACAAGACCAAAAATAAGTCCAAACAGTTCTGATTTCATTTTAATTGATAGAAAATTTGTAATTACATTTTCTACACATATTCTTGTCTGTAGATGGTTCGTCAGCACCTCTAATTTGAATTGTCTTGGTTTCTACTTGGTTAGAGTGACACTTTGGACATTTAACGATAGAAGCAATTTTCTTCTTTTCTTTCAGTTCAACAGTCGTATCTAAAAAGAAACGCCGTCGCGCTTTCAAGAATACATTCGATTTTCTGATAATTTGACCCAGAGGGAGATGTTTATTAGTTTCGATCAGTTGTCTGATTGTTTCTTCGCCTTCCTGCTTTATCAGATAAGATAATTCTATTAACTCAAACTTACCTTCGTTGTTATCCTTCACAATACTCTTTCCGTCAATATTTATAGAAAACAAGTAATCGATGAACTCAGGGGTCATAAAACTTTCTCCTGTTCGTAGCATTCCTGCATTCTGTTTAACAGTTCGGATATCTGGTATAGTAGCCATTTTTAATTCCTAAAATACTAATTAAATTCAGTTTTAAAATGGATTCTTCTGAACCAGATCAAATTATTGAGAAAGAAGCTAAAAAATTTATCAGAACAGAAGAACAGAAATTCACTAATCATTTTTTGGAACAAGTTTTTCAATCTATCATACCAGTTAATAAATTACTAAAATGAATAATTTTTGATTTTAATGAAATCAAAAATGACGAGCTACGATTTTTTCCCATTTATCAAGCCCTCTGGAGAAGGAAAGGTGGTTTTCCCAAATTACGAGACCATAATGAAAAGAGAAGACGTTGTTATTGATACAACAGAGGAACCTAAGAAAGAAGAGAAAAAAGAAAATGTTGATGATCTTAGTATTGATTTTGAAAAATTGAATATTTCAAGAGGTCGCCAAACTAAAACATCTGGAGGTTATAGTCATGGAAAACTCAGAGAAATTGGGAAAGAAATTAGGTTACGAGGTTATGTTATAGATTTTACATCTAAAGACAGTCTGATTGATTCTATTATGTTATTAAAGTGAGATATCAATTTCTGTAGAATCCAAAATTTTAGAAGACATTTTAGTATTATCTCTTTCAAAAGATTCTATAGCTTCTTTTAGTTTAGTTTTTATTGGTAGAAGAGATACTTGAATTGTCTTAAGATCAGACACTGTCGCTGTAAGATTATTAAATGCTTGAAAACGTGCAAAAAGATTATTGGAAATATGATTAAACTTATTTGTTTCGTCGTCTGTAAGTCCTTCTTCAAATAATTTATCCATATAATCTACCGATATATTGGAGAAACGCGACCAATCGTCTAATATACTTTGTGTAAACTTCTGATATACTTTATCAAATTCCTGTGCATATATATAAACTTTGTTAATTTCTTCCATCGCGGACTTGAACGAGTCTTTATTTGTCATAAGTTGATGTTGTTGAATCATTTCGTATGTATAACTAATAGATTGTAAACTGGTTTCAAGGTCTTCCTCTATATCTGAAAATTTATAAACACAATAACAATCAACTTTGTCTGTATCCTCTTCCTTTCCATAATAAGACTCTTCTATATCTCCGTTATCTGTCTTCGTTAAGAAACACATATTTTCACCACTTGTCATAACAACACCATAAATATGACCATTAATTTTATCTTTGTAATATTCTTTTAGAGAGAAAGGAAACTCGATATAATCCTTTCTTGTATATTCAGTTGTTTGATAACCAGACACAGATGACGAATCATCTCCATCGAGTTCTACATAGACGACCTGACCATTAGGGTCGTAAGTTACGGCATATAAGAGAGTCCCGTTATTCTCTATATATCTCACAACATGAAAATATTTAGATTTTAAAACGGAAGTGATATCTTTTGTTTCTTCTAATTCAAGATGCTCGTCATCTGCGTCATCGTCTTCTTGTACTTTTGGTGTCATAGGGGTAATAGGTGGTACAATTTGTTCTGTTGTGATAGGGGAGCGCTGGAGGGCGATTGGCGATGATGGTCTCGACGTTGTTCTGAAAGGACTGAATTTATTTGCAGGAGACATCTGTGGAACTCGAACCGGCGAGGTATTTGCAATTTTCTTCTTCGGTCTTCCTCTTTTTCGTTTTGGTGGAGGCGTTGAATCAGAATTATTTATCATCTTTAATGAATCTTCAATAGATTTGTTTAAAAAAGACATTTTATATAATTTCATTTTAAGTCGAAATGAAATTATGCATTTAGTTCTTCGACAGAATAGTGAAGAACCAGGTGAGAAAAGTAAACAAAGTCCTCTACAATTTTGAATTTGAACTTATCATCGGTTATCATCTTGGGAAAACGGGAGACGATGTTGAAATCGTCAAGTGAGCGTTTTATAATGTTCTCTTTGTTAGTAACAAATGCTTTGTTAATGAGATTTTCTGATAGAACATGACGACACAGCGGACATTCTCCGTTGCGGTTAGATGATTTGAGAAGACAGGTAGTACAAAAAGTATGTCCGCATTTAGTGATGCTATAATTCTTGTTTAACAATTTTTCGTAACAGATAGGGCATTCTTTCCGTTGAGGGCATGTCCGCATGTTATGTCCAGGTTTTTTACACTCCGAACACAACATTACACTTTTAGTGTGTCTTAAATTACTTTTTACAGCATTTAATGTTTCTGAGACATCTGCCAATCTTCTTGAACAGAGAAACTGACCTGTTCCAAATATTAATTACATCTTTAATGTACTTTTCAATTTGTTCTTCAGTGATCTGTTCGCATTCAACATAGAGTTCTTGAGATATTTTGTCTCTCTTATGGAGTTCTTTAACAAAGACATGAAACATACGAACTGCGTAATGGAGTTTCTCTTCCCCTGATTTCACCTCCTTCTCTGAATACTCACATACTATGTTGACAACTGCGATAACTGAACTGATATTTTCCTGTTTTCCGATAAATTTTTCGATTTTCTCCATTTTTAATAAAAAAAAATAAAAAAAATTTTTAGGGATAACTAAAATGGCAGATCTATTTGATATGAGAATCGGCGGTGCCGGATGGCATTTGACTTCACACTTAATCGCTATTGTGGCCCTTTTCGTGGCGTGCTTCGCAATCACGGGTTACATCACATTCCGTGACGACTCTGTCCCAGGGGCTGCATTGAAGGACCAAGATGCGGATCTTGAAGATATTATTGCAGATAGTTTGAAATTGAGCAAGACTTTGGAAGTGACTGGTGCTAGTACTTTGACTGGTGATGTAACTATGTCCGGTGTATTAAGTGCTCATGATACTGATGGTGTTGCTAATAGTTTAAGAAAAACTGGAAGATATTATCTTGAAGAATATTTTGTACAAAGACCAGGATTGAATACCGACATAGCTCAAGCATCTACAGTAGCAGTTCAAAGAGCTTTGAATAGAAATTTCGAAGTTCTCGGAACAAGCATGACTACTGCTCTGTGTACTTTTAGTGGTACTGTCGCTGGTGTAACTATAACAACAGCAGGGGCGGAGGGGGACCAAGCAATTATAGCTCCTCATCTTGATCCTGCTGCCACAGCGTGGGCGTCAGTATTATTTGGAACTGAGAACAGAGTAGAGTGGGAATGTATGATCAGAACAAGTTCTGCTATTGATAACCAAAAGGTATGGGCTGGTTTGAAACTCACAAATGATCAATTGGTTGCCACTGACGCCAATCAAGCATTCTTTAAATTCCAAACAGATGCTACTAATTCTGAAGTATTTACTGATTTTACAAAACTTCATTTTGTTTACAGTGTTGCAGGAATAGATTACATCAGTAGGCTTCCTATTACTGTAGCAGCTAGTACAAATTATCATCTTAAGATAGAATTTGATAGTTTTAGAAAAATGGCTATTTTTGTAAATGGCACACAATATAATGTTACAGACACACCAGGATCAACTGGCGGAGCTGTTGTAACTGCAGGAACAACAAAATCTTTAGCGATGACAAATGATATTGACCTTATCCCATACATCGGTATTGAAGCTGGAGACGATAGTGATGCTGCTTTGGATGTTGGTTATGAAGCTATTAGCAGAATGATGTTTGAATAAATTTAGTATCTATCTCATTCATAATACAATTAATAAACTCAAATATAATTTCTAAACTCAAAAATTTTTCATTCAAAATAAATGGAAAATAAAAAAATTTTATTTTCCACAATAAAATGGCAGATCTCTTTGATATGAAAGTCGGTGGACTCGGATTCCACTTAACCGCTCACATGATCGCACTTATTGCGTTGTTCGTTGCGTGCTTCGCAATCACGGGTTACATTTCTTTCCGTGATAACTCTGTTCCACAAACGGCGATTGATGGAGAAGATATTTTGTATGATACATTAGCAGTTACAGCCAAAGCTTTAACAGTTTCTAATATTGGAGCTTCTCCAGGTTGGAGTCCTATGCTTACATCAATTACCAGAAAAACGGGTGCTGGTACCATTGTAACTACTTTAGTTATTGATTTAGGGGCTGGTGCAAGTAGCGGTGGTACAGCAGACGATATTCTTGGAGCAAATGATGCAGCATCAACACTTTTGGATGTTACAAAAGGATTTGGAAATAATGCTCAATTTTATTTAAGATGCGATGAAGTTCCAACTGGAGGTGATCCTGATATTAATCTTGTTTCCGGGTCAACTTCTGGAGAACTTGAAAACTTAGGGGTAACTGACGAGGCTGTTATGGTTAATAACGGAGATTATACAGCAGTCGGACAAAGAGCTGTTACTTTTCCTGCGGCCATTGCAAACGAAACAACAACACCTTATGTTTATTTAACAACTGGTTCTGGAACAGACGCTGCTTATACTGCTGGTAAATTTACCTTGGTAGTTACCGGTACTGCATAATTATAATCTATAATAACAAAAAAAAAATTTTATTTTCCACAATAAAATGGCAGATCTCTTTGATATGAAAGTCGGTGGACTCGGATTCCACTTAACCGCTCACATGATCGCACTTATTGCGTTGTTCGTTGCGTGCTTCGCAATCACGGGTTACATTTCGTTCCGTGATAAAACTATAGATGGCTCCGCTTTGAAATCGGGTACTGTTTCAAAAACTGCTCTTAATGAGGATGCTGATGAAGATATTCCATTAATTGTTTTAGATATTCCTCTGAAAGAAATGGTTGCTGATGGTGCTAGAACTTTAGACTTTACTATAACACAACCGGCTAATAGTTTTATTGAAAAAATGCAAAGTATAGTAACAGAACCATTTACCGAAACTAATGCTGTTTCAACAGTCGGTGTGTCTACTGGGCCTAATGCAACTGGGACAATAATTAGTACAGCGGCAAATTTCGGTACTGCTGGAACACAAAATAAGCTAGGAGAACATAATACTCATTTTTATATTGATACAACTACATGGACACCGGTAGAAAGAACTGTACATGTAGGAATAGTAAGAGCCGCAAATATTGTTGCTGATTCAGGGAATATTAAACTTTTCTTCAAAATTTTTTCCGCTGTATAACAAACAAAAATTTTACTTTCCATAAAGTAAAATTTGATTTTTTACAAATTAAAAATGGAACTAGGAACAGCACTATTATCCTACTTAGGAATTATAGTAGGTTCGTATATTATCCTACTCTACTTTAATTACACATTCTTTGCGGCATTTATGTTGACGCTGATTATCGGGTTGATTTACATCAACATCGTGTTCCCTATCACGAAAAATGAATTGGATAATGTGAATTCGAAAACATCTTTATATATCTTCATTCATATCTTCACTATTCTTGTTTTTATCATTTATGCTTTTATGACTACGATTGGTGAATCGCGTAACAAAAAGAAATTCCCTATGAAGTATTATGATATCTAAAATGAAAAATTAAATTATATTTATAATACAAAATGCTTCAAAAACCTTTCTTAAAATGGGTAGGAGGAAAAACCCAAATGATAAATAAATTAGTAGATAAATTTCCATCTTCTATGAAAAACTACCATGAAACATTTTTGGGAGGAGGAAGTGTTTTGTTAGCATTATTAACCTTACAAAAAGAGAAAAAGATTATCGTGGAAAACAAAATTTATGCTTATGATTTGAATCGTTGTCTCATAGAATTGTATATAAATGTTCGGGATAACAAAGACGAAATTTTCGACTATATAAGTAAATATAAACAAGAATATAGCGATTCAGAAGACAAAGAAGCCTATTATTACACTATCAGAACCAAATTCAACCAAGAAGAAAGAAGTACAGAAAAATCTGCTATGTTCTTATTCTTAAACAAGACATGTTTCAGAGGAATGTATCGGGAAGGACCCAGAGGGTTCAATGTTCCTTATGGGCACTATAAGAAAACTCCTACTATCATAACAAAAGAAGAAATTGATAAAATTAGCGAACTTATCAGAGATGTAGAATTTATATGTTCAGACTTCGAATCATCCATAACTGAAATAGAAGAAGGAGATTTTGTATACTTTGATCCCCCATATGCTCCAGAAACCAAAACATCATTCGTTGGATATACAAAGGGCGGTTTTGGTATAGAAAAGCATAATAAGCTATTTTCAGAAATAGTGAAACTTGACACCAGAAATGTCAAGTTTTTGTTGAGTAACTCAAAAGTTACTTTAGTAACACAATACTTTAATGAGTATAATTGCGAGGATATTGTAGCAAGAAGAGCAATAAACTCAAAGAACCCTGGTTCAAATACTATCGAGGTTATAATCAATAATTGATTTTATAATACTATTTTTATAATTTTTGTCACTCCCCCAAAATACTGGAATATTTATATCTTGTAAATATTCCAACTCTGCTTTACAATTGTCTTTGAACCAGTCAGATAAACAATACATATATACTATTTTGTAATCAGGAATTCTTTTTTGGTAATTTCTTCGTTTACAATCTGCAGTTTGTATCTTCTCGCATACAGAACCAGAACATTGTTGAAATTTCTTTTCTATGATAAAGACTATTTTATCTTCTTCGTCTATATAACATTCATCGGGACTATGGGTTCCGTGAACAGCAGGTATATTAGAAAGTATTTTGTCTCTCATACATTTCTTAAATTTTAATTGTTTTGTGTGTTTGAATAGTTTTTCTGATGTTTTGAAACTTATTAAACTATAGAATGGATATTTGTTAATTATATCGTATTCTGTACTCAGCTCTGTAATATCCTCATATGGCAACCCATTTTTGTTTGTGTTTTTCCCACCTGCTCCTGTTCCTCTGTTCTTTACTTTCAAATCATCTTCATCAGAGACTTTGAAAAAGTTTTTTAGATCCATATTATTATCTGTCATCGATTTCTTTTTTTAATCATCGTTGTTTTTTCAGTTTAACATATTATCTAGAAGACAAGCCTCCATTTCTTCCACGATTTCGTCCCTACGTTTCTCATATACTTCATCGTGAAATGTGTCATGATTTCGGAGCTGTCGTGCTGACATAGAATTGTGTAGTTCATCATCTTTTATAAATTTATCATCAAGAATTCCTTGTTTATCATCAGCAATATCTACGAGAATTTTCTTCTTATTTTTGTTCTTCCAGTTATCACCGTCATGAACTTCGATGAATTTTGATTTTTTGTTTGTTTGTCGTATGTTTTTGTTCTCTGGGTGTTCGGGGTTAAAGTGTGTTTCTGAAAATAACTTCAAAACACTATCTCGAGGGACTGATGCTATGCGTACCCAATCTTCGTTTGTTAGATACGATATATCCTCTTTCCCATAACCATTGATGTTTATGATGTTTGTGGTACAATTTGTATTGTTCGTTGTGTTATTTGTTGTGTTAATTTTATCCATTGCTCTGTTCAACTGTTTTACCAATTGTTCTATCTGTTTATCTTTCTCTTGTAATAACAAATCTTTACCATCCATACTTTGTTTGGCTTTACAATTATACTTTTGATGTCTATACTTGTTGTTGGTGTGTTTGAACGATGCATCACAATAATCGCACTCGTATAATACGATTTCTGTTGCATCTTGGGATACTTTTGGGATACCTAAATGATACTCTTTTGATACTTTTGGGATACCTTTAGTATTTTCTATTTCACCCATATTCTTCTGGTGTTTTTTAGTATTTATGTGTCTTTGATACAAAGCTTTATTCTCATCTATAAAATTACATTTATCACACTTATATATAGTCATTTTTTATATATAAAAATTATTTATATGTTTTTTAAAAAACACATAAAACATATAGTTATTTATAATTATATCTTTACAGAATATTATACCTTAATTATAACATAAATAAAAACTCTATACTAAATAAAAAGCGCATTTGGGATATCATTTCAGAGGGGGGGGAGATTTTATTTTCAGTATATGTTGTAAAATGTTTTGTGATATTATACAGCTCAATAGAAAATGGTTAAATATAGCATTTTAGCAATTATAGAACATCGGTTAATTTAATATTTTTTAATAAATTTGTATATAAAAATGGAAAGAATAACAATAACAGTTCATCACTTTGTGACTATGGTCACTGTCTTGTTGACTCTTACGGCACTGATTATTGCATCCTTAGCTATTTCCGGACACATTGACTATAAAGATAATAGTATCGAAGCCACAGCTATAAATAATCATAGTGGTTTATTTGAAGAACATCCAACTGGGAACACACCATCTGCTGTTATAGATGCGGTATTATCAGATGGAGAATTAGGAGCTCAGGTAGAACTAAATGCGGTTACTGGTGATAATACACTTAGTCTTGGTGGTGTTGCTGTAATTGCATCTGCTGCAGAAATTAACAGTTTATCAGGAGTAAATAAACAAGGAACTGGGTTTAATGTAGGAAAGGGTGGTGTTGTGATGTACGATTCTGATGGTTCTAATTATCTTATTTTAGATTCTCCTGCAAGTGTAACAACAAATTATACTCTTACTTTTCCTTCTACAGTTGCGGCTGGATATTTAAAAGCAGACGCAGCAGGTACTATAACTTTTGCAGCCGCAAATGATAATCCCAAATTACAAAATGTACAAAATGGAGACGCGTCATCAACAATAACTTTAACTAATAATGCTGCTATGACATTTGGTACAACTGTAGGTAAATTACAATTAAAAGCAGCTACAGATGTTGAATTGAATCCAGATAGCGGAATTATAAAATTAATAGACAATGTAACTACTTTCGGTGCTTTAACACAAGTAGGTAACGAATTAGTAATTAAATCTGGAACAGGAACAGCTACTGCGATGACATTCTCTGGTGCAGATGTTACCCATTCTGGTTCTGTTACGGTTGGAGTTGATGATACAGGCCATGATGTTAAGTTTTTTGGTGCAACTTCAGGAGCTTATATGTTATGGGATGAATCTGACGACGACTTAAAATTAGTAGGAGGAGCAGGATTAGTGCAATCGGGTGCTGGTGCTAATACATTGACTGGAGCTACAACTTTCAGTAATACTGTTACGGTTGGAGTTGATGATACAGGCCATGATGTTAAGTTTTTTGGTGCAACTTCAGGAGCTTATATGTTATGGGATGAATCTGACGACGACTTAAAATTAGTAGGAGGAGCAGGATTAGTGCAATCGGGTTCTGGTGCTAATACATTGACTGGAACTACAACTTTCAGTAATACTGTTACGGTTGGCGTTGATGATACAGGTTATGATGTTAAGTTCTTTGGTGCAACTTCAGGAGCTTATATGTTATGGGATGAATCTGATGA